TCATCAAAAACCGCTTACTATGTGCTTGGGGTTGACGTTGGTGGTATTGGGTGTACCACCGAGGTATGTGTATTTAAAAGTACCCCGCAACCGCAAGGAGCAGATTTAAAAACTTTGGTCAATATCTATACATATGAAGCCGAGGATTTTGAAGTACAAGCGATAAATCTTAAAAAATTATATTATAAGTATAAAGCAAGAGTTCTGGCTATTGATGCAAATGGTCTTGGTGTTGGTCTTATTGACTTTATGACTAAGGCACAAGTTGATCCAGAAACAGGAGATGATCTCCCGCCATTTGGTGTTGAAGGAGGAACTGCGGAAGATACTATGGAACTTTATAAGAAGGTTAAAGGTCCAGGTGTAGAAGAAAATGCTATGTATCTTATTAAAGCAAATGCTCCTATCAATACAGAAGCATATTCATATGCTCAGACGCAAATGGCAAGTGGGAAGGTGAAATTCCTTATAGATGAAAGTGCTGCTAAGTCTAAACTTATGCAGACTAAGGTTGGTCAAAATATGAATTCCGACAAGAGAAATGAATATCTTCAACCTTTTGTTCTTACATCAGTTTTGCGTGAGCAGATGTTGAACTTGGTTGAGGAAAATGAAGGTGTAAATATTCTTCTTAAACAAAGTAATAGAAGTATTAAGAAGGATAAATTCTCTGCTTTTGTTTATGGATTATATTATATTAAGAAAGAAGAAGAAAAGAAGCGCAAGAGAAAGAAGTTTAATATCTCGGATATGATGTTCTTTAGCTAGACCTAAAAATTTTTAGCGGCTTTTGGACAAGAGTAGATAAAAAATCTTGTCTGATTTTAAATTATATTTAGTAAAGGAGTAATTGTAAGATGAAATCAAGCAGAGGCGAAATAAAGATTTGCGATATTTTGGATGCTGCGGGTTTGGCTTATCAAGAGGAATATAGTTTCCCGGATCTGGTATCTAGTTCAGGCAGACCGCTCCGTTTTGACTTCGCTGTATTTGATGATAATGGCGATATAGATTTTTTAATTGAATTTCAAGGCATTCAACATTATGAAGCAAAATCAAAATTTGGTGGTGCTAAAGGATTATATCGTCAGAAATTTAATGATACTCAAAAGAGAAAGTATTGTGCGGAGCATGGTATTACTTTAATTTGTATTCCATATTGGGATGAACAAATTATGGATTATGATTATATCATGCGGGCAGCAGGATACTGATACATTAAACAGGTATATTAAAACATTAAATTAGTGAAATTTGACATTTCACTAATTTTTTGTTATAATATTTAATAGGAAGAGTAATAGGAGGTGTCTCATTGCGTAATAGAATTGAGGAAATCCACTCTAAAGGATTTAACATTATCGCAGGACGACCAGATGCCGACTTTAGTCAACCGACAGGATTCCAAGGAATACCTACTGATTTTAAGAAAATTAAGATTGGTGCAAAAAATCTTGATGATGCAGTTCTTAAATTAGGTGATTTGAAGAAAATCAATCCAAGATTAGCAGACAAAGCAACTGTACTTAGAGCTATTGATACATATGATTTAAAAACAATGCGGGAGATAAGTGATTTCTTTTATAAAACAAGTGGAATTTATGCTCGTATAATTAGATATATGGCTTTTATGTATAGATATGATTGGTTTGTTACTCCGTATGTAAATGATGATAAATTTAAAAATGAGAAATTACTTTTAGGTTTTCATGGATGCTTAAAGACGCTTGACAGTTTTGGAGTAAAGAAAACACTTGGTGAAATTGCTTTAAAGGTATTACTTCATGGAGCTTATTATGGCTATAAAGTAAAAACTGCTGACTCTATTGTATTACAAGAGCTTCCCGCAGACTACTGTAGAAGTAGATTTAATTACGGAAATAAGCCTGCGGTTGAGTTTAACATGAAATTCTTTGATGAACAATTTAGAGATACAACACAAAGAATGAAAATTCTTAAGATGTTCCCAGATGAGTTTAGAAGAGGATATGTGTTATATAAAGAAGGAAAGTTACCTCCTGAGTTTATGGGAGATACTAATGGTTGGTACTTATTAGAGCCAGAAAATACTGTTAAATTTACAGCTAATGGCGAAGATTATCCAGCTTTTATATCTGTTATTCCACTTATCATTGATTTGGATGAGGCTCAAGCATTAGATAAGAAAAAGACAATGCAGAGATTATTAAAAATTGTTGTGCAGAAAATGCCTTTGGATAAGAATGGCGAATTGATATTTGATGTCGATGAAGCACAGCAGTTACATAATAATGCAGTTCAAATGCTTAGTCGTGCTATTGGGGTTGATGTATTAACTACTTTTGCTGATGTTGAAGTAGAAGATATGAATGCTTCAAGAGCGGAGACCCAGACTGATGATTTACAGAGAGTGGAGCGTCAGTTATATAACGAAGCTGGTGTTTCTCAAATGCAGTTTAATACTGATGGTAATATTGCTCTTGAGAAATCAATTTTGAATGATGAAGCTACTATGTATAATATGTTGCTTCAATTTGAACAATTTTTAAATGAATTACTTGCACCTTTTAATACAAGTAAGAAAAAGGTTGAATATAAAGTTCAACTATTAACTACTACTATTTATAATTATAAAGAATTGGCTAAGTTGTATAAAGAACAAACGCAGTTAGGTTATTCTAAGATGTTACCTCAAATTGCGCTTGGTCAAAGCCAGAGTAGTATATTAGCAAATGCATTCTTTGAGAATGATGTATTAGATTTGGTTAATATCTTTATTCCACCTCTTATGAGTTCTACTATGAATGGTGATGTACTTAATAAAGTAAAAGGCGGGCAGGGCAGTGGCAACACATCTAACCCTAATGACACTAAGGAGGGCGCCGGCCGCAAGGAATTGGAAGATGACCAAAAATCAGAGAAGACAATCGCAAACCGCGAGAGTATGAGTTAAGGAGGACTAAAAAATGAGTGGTATTAGTGTAGCTACTATTAAGTCTCCTGAATTTATTAACATAACTTCGATTAGTCCTCTAATCTCTAAGTGTGAAGTCAAGGTATTATATCTTGGCGAAAACCGCAACCATAGTTATATCACGAAAGAAGTTGCTACGGAAATGGCACAGACACTTCCTGGCACTCCTATTGTTGGATATTATAGTGAGAAGAAAGAAGACTTTGGTGACCATGGTGATCAGATGATTATTGATGGGGATGGGTTAAGGTTTAACTGCTTGACTAAGCCTTATGGTTTTGTTCCTACCGATACAAAAGTCTGGTTTCAAGAGTTTGAAGATACTGATGAATTTGGTAATAAAATAAATCGAGAATATTTGATGTGTGAAGGCTATCTTTGGACTGAACAGTATGAAGAAGCAAAGAAAGTTATTGAAGAAGGTCGTCCACATTCGATGGAACTTGATGAAAAAACTCTTAAAGGACATTGGTCAACAGACAATAATCGTGGTATCGAATTTTTTATAATAAATGACGCGATATTTTCTAAGTTGTGTATTTTAGGAGAAGATGTTGAACCTTGCTTCGAGGGTTCTTCAGTAACCGCTCCAGAAGTAAGTTCTAACTTTACATTTAAGGCAGATGAATTCACATCTACTTTATTTACTATGATGAAAGAATTGAAAGAGCTTACTTTTTCATTAAAAGAACAAGGAGGAAATTCAATGGCAACTTTGAACGGTGATGTTCATGCTCCTGAGAATGCCGCTCCTGCTACGCAAAATGCTTTGGAGAATCCTGCTCCAGAAGTAGATGCAGCAGCTCCTGCTGATAATGAAAATTTTTCAGCTGAAGAGGGCAAAAATGAACAACAGGTAAGCACTGAAAATCAAAATAATGTAGAGGAGTTCAAAAAGAACGAAAAGGAAGATAAAAAGCCTATAGATGATGATCCTGATAACAAGGATGATAACAAGGACGATGATGCTTCTGATAATGATGACAAGAATGATGACGATGATGATAAGAAAAAGCCTGCTAAGAATGAATTAGAAGGTGATGATAAATTCGCACTTCTTGAAGCCAAGTTCAATGAACTTACTGAAAAGTATGCTTCTTTAGAGCAGCAGAATGCAGAGTTAGTTGCATTTAAAAATGCAGTTGAAGACAAGGATAAGGATGCTCTTATCGCTAAGTTCTATATGCTTTCTGATGAAGATAAGAAGGATGTAATTGAGAATAAGTCTAAATATAGTTTAGACGATATTGAAGCAAAACTTTCTGTTATTTGCGTAAGAAAGAAAGTTAGTTTTGAAAAAGAAGATTCCGAAGCGGGTCAGAAGCCTGCTATGACCTTTAATTTACAAGGAGCCGAAGATAACAGTCTTCCCGCTTGGTTAAAGGCTGTAGAAAGTCACGGAAACCGCAATAATTAAGGAGGATAGATAATATGAGTTTTGTAAGAAATGGCTATGGTCAGGTAGAGCCTAATCAGCTTTCTGCCCAGAAGACCGGTCAAATTTATGCTAGTCTCCCTCTTGATTCCACAGTAAAGATACTTCAGAACGGCGAGTTCATGTTCTATGATTATGCCGCTGGTAAGGTATCTGCTGATGATTCAACAGGTATAGCAGAGCCTATGCTCGTTTTCAATGA